CCTTTTTTATTAGATATTAATCCTATGGGTGCCGATATAGGTTTTCCAAAAACTGCCTTTTCTCCTGTACCTTTTGGTGTAACAACAATATCAACATAAAATACAGCCCCACTTGACATACCCGTTACTTTTAAAGTAGTCGTTCTCGTAGTGGTCAAATTTTTAGCCCTTAATCTGACAGCATGACCATACAAGGTTTTTTCTTGTCCTACTCCATCTTTTGGTGTTTGATTTACACTTAACATATTATCTAATATTCCCCATAATCATAATCTAATAATAATTCACTTCCTTTTTTTATATCTTTAATTGCTATAAATATAAAAATATCATTATCTACATCTGTTTTCCAATCCACATTTGCTTCTTTTCCAGAAGAAGATGTTCCATTATATATACACCCAAATCCAAGTGGAATTGTATATTTTTTAAACTTTTCTCCCCTTGGCCAGTTGTAATAATACCTGGCGAGTTTTTCATCATCCGAAACTTCTAAATAATGACATTCCTCTAACAATTCTCCCTCTTTAATATTTTTTGTACAAAAAACTCCATATCCCTGTAATGAAGATTTTCTAATTTCAATTTTATTACTGTGAAACAATTTATTCTTTTTTGCTACATTATAAGAACCATTATTTACATAAGGTATTCTGACCTCAAAATTTGCAAATGGTGTATCTATTACAAGCCTCCTTTACTCTTCTACTTTTCATCTGGTGGTTGTCCAGCGGCCCCATATTGATATATTCCTGCTGGTGGTCCTGTTTGTCCTTGTCCGTTACCTCCTGGTGGTGCACCTTTACCTTTACCGTTACCTCCTGGTGGTCCTCCAGCGGCCCCATATTGATATATTCCTGCTGGTGGGCCGGGTGGGCTACCCTTACCTTTACCTTTACCTCCTGGTGGTTCTCCTGGACCTTCAGGTGGTAAACTTACTCCAAGACTAACCGAAATATAATCTAACTTAGTATCCGTTCCGTAATTATTTGTAGTAGTTAAAGTTACCGTATAGTCTCCTACTACTTCATAAGTGTGTGATGGGCTTGCTTCCATAGAAGTTTGTCCATCACCGAAATCCCATGAATACGATAAATTTTCTCCCATAGATGTATTAGTAAAATCTACTGTTAATGGGACTATTCCTGAAATTGCCATATTTTATCTCCTTTATGCTTCTTCCATAGTAAAACCAGCTACAGGTGGATATCCTGGTACCATAGACATAATAAAATCTGCCAATGGTGGTGGTAACATACTAATGCTCATATTAAAATCTGAAACTGGTGGTATGTGTGGATTTGTCATCTCTACAACATTATCTTCTTCAAGAAAAAATTCATATTCTTCAGTTTCATCTAAATTTTCAGTTGATGGTATTAAATCAATTGTATCCCCTACACCCTCAAGTGATATTTGACCTAAGATATTAGAAATTGAAGATCCATTAGTAATTTCTGGGGTTTCTACCATAACATATGAATTCATAATTTCTTTTTGGCTTATAAAAGATTCAAGTATAGGCATGTTCTCAATAATTCTTCCCTGTAAGTTTGATGGTTGTGACTCATCCCAAAGTCCATAATCTATTTCCTCATCACCTAATGCAAACTTAGTAATAACATAAGAATCATCTACTGAACCTGCCAGTGCATCTGCCAAAAGTTCTCGACCTTTCTTGGTAAAATGTGCTGTTGCAGTTAATGATGTTTTATCTATATATCCCACTTTTTATCCTAATTTTTTAAACTAAATGGTCCTTTTCCTTTTCCCTTCATACCAGATTTATTGTATTGGGTAGGTTTTAAAGGTATCGGTGTTAAACTATCTCTTGCTTTCATATTGAATTTCGAAACAGGTGGTATGCCACTCGAAAACATACTAAAATTTGCTACTGGAGGAATAGAAACTATCGGTGCCTCTGGTTGAGTAGATAATACTATACCCTCTTTAAATAATAGAGAACTCATAATTTCATTATCAGTAATTACTGGTTCTACGATTGGTTGATTATCAATTATCGTACCGAGTGGTCTCACATAATTAGATCCACTTGGAGTTTCATCCCATAATCCATAATCTATTTCGTCATCAGCTAATGCAAATTTTGTAATTACATGCTCACCATTTTGATTCTCACCAAATACTGCGGTTCTTAAATAATCTATACCTTTTTTAGTAAGAATTGCGTCCACTGCCAATGAAGTTTTATTTATATATCCCACAACTAATTACTAGCCCTTTGGTCATCAAATGTTACTTGTACCCTAAGTACATATATAGCTCCAGATTTTTGTCCTGTTATAATAATAGAAGTTTCTCTATCAAATGTCATCTGTTTTGCCTTAATAGTTATTGATTCCCCAACTAATTTTGTACTCAATCTACCACTTTCTTCACCATAAATAGCCCCACCTAATGGTAAATCATCAAAAACTTCACCTGTACCTAAAGTTCCCAATCTCATATCAACAACATTCATATTTAAACACAAGAAACTATAGTTTTCATCCTGAAAAGATTGGTCTGCTCCAACCGTTGTTGGATTTATAGTTGCCTCGGTAAGTGTCCAACTACCTTCATCAGTTTGAATAGATTTTAACCTACTATCATTTACCGTACCATCAGTTGCAGTTACTTTTAATAATTGTGTAATATCTGTTATGTATGGTAATGTTTTAGTACCCACAGGCATTGTAAACAATTTATATTTCATCACAACTTCAGGATCCACACAAGGTTCTAACATTGGTGTAGATTCTAAAACTGCACCATAATAATTACTACCCTTCGGATGTGCCGTATTCCATAACGCGTAATCTATCTCATCATCTGATAGTGCGAATTTTGTAATTGCAAAATTACCACTACTTTTAGAAAGATATTCTTTACCTTTTTTAGTTAGTACTGCGTTTAGGATATATGAAGTATTATTTATAAATCCCATTATATTCCCTTAATAAAAACTATTATTATTTCTTAACCTGTAAATGTATCAAGTGAAGTATCCGTTCCTGCATCTATATCTAACGAAGGTGTATATGATGTAGATCTAAATGTTATCTTAACATCAAATTCCTTAACTGCTCCTGAAGTCTGTCCCGTAACAACTAAAGTTGTTTTTGCTGGACTTGAATTAGAAGTAAGTCGTTTTGGATATAAAGCAATTCTTCCACTTTGTGTTGGTGCAAATTGTGCATTTGCATGTGCAAAAGTTCCGTTAGACACCACACAGTCTGATATAGTCTGTGAAAGGTGTTGAACTGAATGTACAAATGGATACCATAAACCAGTAGTACCATTATTAGGTACTGGAATGTTTAGATACTGACTTTCAGATGAAGTATTAGCATTAGGTGCACCTTTTCCTTTACCTTTACCAAATGCTCCTGGTCCCTGAGCTCCAAGTATTTCTTGTATCTGTTGGCTAGCTACCTGTGCTGGATCCACCCAAAGTGGTGCCAATACTACTTGAGTTGTATCTAATAATGTTAAGGTAAATCTTTCTCCTGCATATCCATTAGAATAAATAGAGTCTGGTCCTCCACTATAATCAACTGTAAGTTCATGATTATCTACATGACCTACACCAAATTGAACAGGTACACCAAGAAAAGTATTAGTGTTTCCAACCTGAACTCTTGTTCCACCAGCTCCAGCTTCATCTAATGCATACCACTTTAGACTTTTTAATTGTCTAACAGAATCTTGTAATTCTATTAGTTTAGCCATTGCCTGAACTCCGTCTGACCTCGATACGAGTTTATATTTCATAATCTCTGAAGGATCGTTGAAGGGTTCAAGGGTTGGTAAGTTATCAATTACTGCACCATAGAAATCCGTTCCTTTTGTATGAGTTGTGTCCCACAATCCATAGTCAATTTCGTCATCCCCAAGTGCAAATTTAGCAACATTAAAATCTCCACCAGTTGACAAAATCTCTCGACCTTTCTTTGTCAAAATAGCGTCTAATGTTCGGCTTGAATTATTTAAATATCCCATTGTTTTTTCTCCTATATACTGCGGATTCTATATAATTTATAAGATTCGACATAATAAAACTTGTTATTCTTCACTTATAAATATAATCCTTTTCAATTTTTGTCTGTTTTAAACAACATCTAACTTAGTAGATGGTGAATCTGTAGTTACTAATTTTGTCGGTGATGTAATAGTAATATCAACTGCCGGTGTTTCATCTTGGTATCTATTGCCCCTATCACTTACAGTTGTATTTCCATCTTGAACACACCCAATATAAAATAATCTATTAGTTCCAAGTCCGTGTTCCCACTTATTATCAAAATCAGATAATACGAAACTTGATGAATAATATAGACCTAAAGATGCACTCAATGAAGATGAAAAGTGATATTCAACTTCTTTATTAAGTTCTGATATAACACCGTTTTCATATCGTGGCATTATCACTTCTTCTCTAATAGATTTTTGAGCACCTTGTTGTATGGTTGAATTATAAAAAGTATTTCCATACCACCCACTCGTATCTCTATCACCTATACCATATAATGCTGGTCTTTCTAAAATATGTTTAATTACAAATGAACCCGTTCCATTGGCATTGGCGGCCAAAGTATCACTTGGTGCATTCCACGAACTAAAATCTGCAGACATTGATATAATAGAACCAGACATTTGAGTTCTATTATTTAACATAAATGGATTTCTAATATTAAGATTAGTTCCTAAATCTTCATATATTGCAGAGGCCGATAAGAATGAACCACTTTCTTTTGTATAATAATTTGGTCTAAACGGATCTGAATATCTAATAAGACTTTCTAAGTTCTGAAATTCTGCTGAAGCTGAAATAAGTGAACCACTTTCATTAGTATAAAAATTAGGTACATATGGTCGTCCATAAGTTATACGAGAATCTAATGGAATATATTCTGCTGATGCAGAATAAAATGAACCAGTTTCTTGTGTATAATAATTAATTTTAAATGGATTACTATAATTGATTGAAGAATCCAATGGTATATACTCAGATGATGCTGAAATAAATGAACCAGTTTCTTGTGTATGATAATTAATTCTAAACGGATGACTGTAATTTATACTTGACTCATAAGTTGGATATTGTGCACTTTCACTAATATATTGAGTAGCAATTATCTTACTATGTAAATCTTGTCTAATAAAAGTTGGTTCTTTTCCAATAATAATTTTATCTCTTTCAAGAATTGTAGGCTCTACAAGAATACCAACTGTAGCATTTGCCCGTGCTGGAATTAAACTTCTAACTTGTTCATATAATGAACTATCATAATATTTTAATAATCTTAAATAATCCCAAAAATTATTTGGACCTGAATATTTCTTCCAATATAGATTTCTTGCTTCTACTAATCCACTATATTGTTCTTTATATTGGTCTCGTGGATCACCAATGTATTGGTCAAAGTCAAGATTGGGCATCGATAGAATAATATCCTCATCTATAGCCTTTGATGGTGAAAAGAATATACCGAGCTTATTACTATCTATTGGTGCGGTATCATAGGCTGGTATTGTAATACTTTTACCAAAATCTAATATCGGATTTTGTCTTAATTCTGGATCTATTAAACTATCTGCTTCAATTCTTATTTTATTTGATGACATTCTACTTGGACCCAAGTTTGGAACTTTCATCTTTGTTTCATCTACCACCCGTGAAAAGTGTGTAGGTGAATCTGTACCAGATGCTAACCCACTTGTATATCCAGATGGAATCGCTGATGAAGTAAATGATTGGTCTGCACTTACATCTCTAAACCAATTATTCGCACCCACACTTAAATCTTTATCATCATCAAACGAATATCGAGTAATTAAATCTAAATATGAAGCAGATGGTGAATTACCATCAAATGCTATTGGGGCTGCTACATGATTGTCAAATGATGCGGTATTTAGTGGTTGTGTCCAGTTTCTATATTCCATCATAGAACCACTAAATGATTCTCCAAAATAGGTACTTTGAGGACCACCAATAGTAACAGTTTTATCACTACCAGAATAAGCTAAATTATATGATTGTGATGTTGCTCCTAATGCCCCACTTACCGCTAAAGTGTTTGAAGATTCATATATAAGTTTACTTCTACCAGCATCATATTTTTTAACATGCAAATTATATGCCATATTTTGACTGGTACTATCCGTTACCAAGGTATGTCCTGATGCAGATGTCCTTGTCAACATTACAGACCAAAACTCTCCATCATAAACTGGTAATTCAGAAGAAGTTACTTCATTATATCCCTTACTACCACTCAACATAAACGAAACATATCCGTAATTATCAACTGAACTATTGTCTTTTAGTCTAATTCCCCAATCATCACCTCGTCTTACTAATACTTGATTTGAACCACTTGCTGCTCTAAATCTAAACTCTACTGTATCTGGTACTCTACTTGTTGCACTACTTCCAGATAAATGTGTTTTCCAAGTATTATTCTGAACATATGTATTATTTGATGCCCCGTAAAAATTTAATGCTTTAGTAAATTTTCTCGTTAAAAAAGTATCAAGTGGAACTCCAGGTAAAGCTGGTCCTCCATATTCCATAACTCGTAATATACTTGATGGAATACCATAACAACTTATCAATCCTTTAATTGCCCGTGTAGTTCCTTTTGTTTTTAAGAAATAAGGCATATTATTTATAACACGACTCCATATTTCTCTTGATATATCCCTATCTGGAGTTATTGAATGTTGCCAAGGTGTTTCAGAACCACTCTGTTCCATTCCATAGATATACCTTTTTAGAGATACCAAATCTTTACCATCGTGGACTTCCCACCCAAGTGATTGTGCAATTGGTTTCAATAAATCCTTGGCAATTCCATCAGTTAATTTATCTCTCTTATCATGAATATCAGTTAATGCCTTAATGTATATCCAAATACCATCAAAATAATGACCAATCATATCTATAAAATTAAGAAATACTGCGTTTTGGTCATCATCTTGTACAAAAACTGGAAGATGACTTCGTACTCTATTTTTATTTTCCCTATCATATGCAGATGCTGATGTTATTTGATTATCAAACCAAGTTGTTGCAACTGATTGAGTAGTTCTATAATTTAAATAAGGACTTATATATGTTCCTGCCCCTTCTCGTTTTGGCCAAGAATTATCATAAGATATTCCAATAGATTCACTTAAATATGATGAACTTTCATAAAACATATATTTTTCAAACTTATCAAACGAATTAATCGTATCTCGGCGTTTTTGTTCCCAAGACTGCACTTGTGTTAATGAACCACTTACTGGAGTAAATGCTGGATTATATCCACTTGATCCAGATACATTTAAATATGAACCTTTGTTTGGATCTGCCACTACCGATAAATATCCAGCGGATGAGCTTCCTGCACCTGCAAGAGAAGCACTTCTATCTGTATATTGTTCTATTAATTCTAATTTATATTTAAAGTTTCTTATTCGTTTTTCTACTGAACCGAAATGTACAAAGTTAGAAAATTGAGAATGATCTACATTAATGTCTGCACTCAAACTTCCACTTAGTATCTCATTTTCTACACCCTCTTTCAAAGCAACATCAGTTGATACTAACTCATCATAAGTCTTAAACTCTGTTTTTCCCTCTCCAATGGTTGTTTTTGTTCCAGTAAATGAAGGTGTCCTCAACACCGTATCACTAACCCATTCTTCTACAAATGGATATAAAGTAAGAACCTCTTCTAACGGGGGAGCCATCTCTCTAACGATAGTAATAAAATCTTTTTCTTGTACTGCATCAGGTAATGGCTCATATAATTTATAAACTACTGAATATGGATAATCAGTATAAGATTCTCTATCTATCTTAAAATTAGTTATCAAACTAAACTCATTGGGACCATATTTAAGTAACTTACTATAAGGTTCACTTCTATCCTTTGGATATTGAATAAACCACCTATCCAATGGTAACATAGATCCATCTGGATTTTTTTCAAAATCATGACCTGCATCTTCACCCAATGACCTAAAACCTTCTGAAAGTATAATTGTATTATTTTCTATTCCATGTATCTCTCCGCGTAACGAACCATATACTGGGGTACTTGTAGCAAGTGATGAAGTGTAATCAACATAAAAATTATCAAAAGTACTCCAAGACCTTAAATTTAATTCATTATTATCCTTATATAGATTGGTGGTTACAAAATTATCATATGTATCAGTCAAAGTTAATTTATTCTTTTCATCTACACTCTGAATATAACCAACAAAATCAGAAAATATTGGAGTAGTTGAATTAGTTATAATATCTGAAGTTCTACTAATTTGTAATCCCTCTACCCATAATATACCTTCAGGTCCATATTGACCATATACATAGAGAATTGAATCTCCCTCTAAATCAATAGTATTTTCATCAACTGTTATATCAAAACTAACATCTTCCCATTCACCTTCTTGACTAACGGGTTTATATCTAAACCATTGTTTATCCGTCAATTCTAACCAATCATCTGTTTGTGCGGGATGATTTATTCCTATGTCATCTCCGAAACCCATCTGACCACCATCAAGACTTCTATGTAATAATCCAACTGCCGCACCTTTTCCAATGGTATCTGACTTTTGTCTCCAAGAGATAGTAAGTTGATCTCCTACTTGAATACCTCTATCTTCGAGTGTATGTGGTAACTTTTGGTAAAGCCACATTGGTCTATG